AGATCAAAGAAAGTAGAATCTAAAAAAAAATATAACAGAAAAAAAGAAGTGGTTGGTTATTATTATGATGGTTACAATAATAAAACCGAAGTTCTATACAAGGAGAAGAAATGACAGAGATTGAAGCTGCATACATTGCAGGATTATTTGATGGTGAAGGTTGCGTTACTTATAAAAAGTATATGAAAAAAAGAACTAAAAAAGAAAAAGCTTATTCAACTTGGAGTATAGAATTAGAAATATCTATGACAGATCAATCTATAATTAGGTGGTTACACGAAGTTTTAAAAGTAGGTTCGGTAAGTAAAAAACCCCCACATAAAACTTCTATGGGTCGTAAGATGCAATGGCGATGGAGATGTAGTTATAGAGATGCATACTATGTATGTCTTTTAATATGGCCTTTTGCTCATATTAAATTACCTAAAATTGATAAAATTTTAAAACATTATGATAATTTATTAAAAAATAATGTGGTTGATATACGAGATTATCATAGAAGGAGTTTTAAATAAATGAGTTGGAGAAGCACACAACAAAGAATGATTGAGGAGTTAAATACGAAAATTTTTTTTGATGACCCTTGTCGTAAGATACACGAAGAGTATAGTTCGATGGATATTGAAAATACTAATTACATACAAGAGTTAAAGAATCGAGAACGATATGGACCACACGACTTTAATGGTTCTTTAATTGAAAAAAAGAAATACGATTTTTTAGTTAATCAAGGTAAGGTGTTAAATAAGATACCTGGGTATGTGTGTAGGTTTAATGATAATTCTTATTGGGCCTGGAATTTAAAAAAATTACCGGAGCCTACTTGGTATGAGAAGATGTTGCCGGATAATACTCACTTTGGTAATAATACTATGATACCGAAGATGATTGGTGACTTAACTTTAAAAGATGGAAAGAAATTAATATGAAAAGAAGTAATAAATATAAATACCCGAAGACGCAACGCGAAAAGATAGAAGGTAAACGACATTATGTGTTTGATAAGGAGAAGTTACCATCGGTGACAACTATTCTCGATGCTACACAGGCAGCCGAGAAGCGCGAATCGTTGGCCAAGTGGAGAGAAAAGATGGGAGAGGAGAACGCAGCGCGGATCGTGGAAGAATCAGCAACACGTGGGACTGCAATGCACAAGATATTAGAGAAGTATGTATTGGGTGAAGGATACCTAGATGAAACATCTGTTGGTAAGCAAGCACACAATATGGCAATACAAGTTATACAAAATGGGTTAATTAATATGTCAGAATTTTATGGTACGGAATGTACCTTGTATTATCCTGGACTCTACGCAGGTCAAACAGACTTGGTTGGAGTACACAAAGGACAAGATGCAATTATAGACTTCAAACAAACCAATAAACCAAAACGTAAAGAATGGATTGATGATTATTTTATGCAGCTATCTGCTTATGCAATGGCACATAATATATTATTTAATACAAAAATTACAAAAGGTGTGGTGATGATGTGTAGTAAAGATAATTATTACCAAGAGTTTATTGTTGAGGGCGAAGAATTTAAAAAACATTCACATAACTTTTTAAGGAGGGTTGATGAGTATTATAAAAGAAGACCAGAAAAGACTGGATAATATAGCTAACGCTTATTGGAAAACATCTGGAGATATGAGAGAGATGTGGGGTCGTAAATGGTATGAACTAATAAAAATAATAGGAAGGAAACTAGATGAGAATAAGAGACTTTCAACAGATACTAGGCAAGTTCACTAACAATGAAAAGGGTACAATCATATCTGATTGCCCTATTTACATTGAGACAATGGATGGACATTTGGAAGCTGTAAGAAGAGTTGAGCTGCAGGAAACAAAACTGATCAATTCACCAGAGCCAAAGAGAATAGTATTAAAAACGGAGAGCTTAAAAATATTTAAGTCACCGACATATAAACAGAGTTAATGGAATCCATAATGGATAACGGCCGAATAGGTGCCTCACGGGAGACTGCGGGGTGCCTATGTACATAGAGTTGGTAAAATATCCGGATGTATTCTTAAGAACTAAATCTAATCCGGTAGAATTTCCATTAGATGATAAGACTAGCAAACTTATTAAGTATATGTACAAAGCTATGTATCAAAACAGTGGTATTGGATTGGCTGCAATACAGGTAGGTTATCAAAAAAGAATGTTTGTAATGGACTGCTCACGCAGCCAAACTAACGAAAAAGTATTTATTAACCCAGAAATTTTAGAGAAATCTGATGAAACATTACGTGATAATGAGGGTTGTTTATCAGCTCCAGGTAAAACTGGTGATGTTAGAAGACACATTAGAATCATTCTAAAGTATCAAAACGAAAAAGGAGAGGAGGAGAAGAAAACATTTTACAATTTAGAGGCCAGGTGCATACAGCACGAAATGGACCACCTAGATGGTAAATTGTGTATAGATTATGAAAAAGGTAACTATAGCAGCGACAAACATAAGTCCCAAACAATGGGCGAATCTGATTTTAGAACTAAATCTGATACGTAAACAATGGAAGCCGTACGCGGATATTGAATTGCAGGGGCCTGGAGTAAAGAAAATAATCAATTATGGCACAAATGCGTCAAGCATCTCATTTGTGACAAAAATGAGGCTAAAGGATAGGTAGCCGTGCCACGTATAGTAGAATATTTGCCCCTATTATTTTTTTTTGTGATAAGAAAAAACCTCTGGCACACTTGGCACAGTTACGTTTTTAGACTATTAGTGTGGAATACCAAAGGTTATAGCTGTGCCACGACAAAAATCTACGGTGGCACACTTGGCACACTCTGCTACTCGACGCGCGCGACCTTTTTTTTATTTTTGAAAACTTTTTTGCCCAAAAATCTCACTATACAGTATATAGAATAATATGAGACGTCCTAAAAAATCAAAATACAAATCTGTTGTGATCAAGAAGAAGAGATATTACTTCTATAAGATCACGTGGTTGGATATCACGGGTGACAGCGGGCACGCAGATTTACATTCAGCATTAGGATTTATGCCATCAGAGATGATAACTCACGCATATCTTTTAAACAAAGACAAGAAGAATGTTAGAACCTTTGCTAGTTATGAAGTGAATGATGAGTTATTTAGTGATAGAAATGTATTCCCAATAGGGTGTATAGTACGTATGGAAAAAATAAATGAAAAATAAAACATTGACAAAGAATATGCCTAACGTAAAATGGCACGCAATACCACCAGTACGTGGTCCAAATCCACAAGGAGAAAACAATGGCAATGTACGAGACAGTTACAAACAAATGGTCACTAGTAAAAAAGTCACCAAGAAAAGTATTAAATAAAGTTAGTTCTTTTGTGAATGGGAATCAAGGTTGGATTCTTCTTGCAATTCTAGTGTACTTGATTCGATATCTTCAGGCGTAATATTAATTATTTCTTTGTTATCATCTAGAATCTTTTTAAGTTTATCTTTGATTTCATCTGCAGATAAATTATCTATATTACCTGTCATAACTAATTTCTGATCCACATAAAGTCCACCGGCTTTACCACGGGCCACTTCTGCATTTACTGCTGCACTCCAAGCTTTATTCTCTAATGCTTTGTTTCTTATCTGTGCCAGCTCTGTAACGTGCTTCTCAAATGTAATGCCATATTTCTCCCTTACTTCTGCCCTTAATTCGCCAATATAGCTGACAACTAATGGAAAGTATTTTGGGTTACGCATTTCTGCTGCAGCCTTACGGGCCCTAGTCTTGTAGCCTGCTTCGTAAGCAGCCTCTGCTGGTGACATCTTACCTTCATTATAAACTAGCAATTCTGCAAATTTACGTTGTTGTTCTGTTAATCTTTTTGGTTGTGTCATACTTGTAATTTACCGTAATTTAGTATAGTTATCAAGTAGGAATTCCGGTGAAACCAGAGTCAAAATTTTGGAAGTTAATTAAGAAGAATACACCTAAAATCCAGTGGACAAGACTGGAGTCTTGGGCATCCTTCGGTGTGCCTGATCTGTTGGGATACAATAATAATTGTGGTTTTTTTATGGTTGAGATGAAGATAGCTAGAGGCCCAAAGATAAGCTTCAGCCCTCATCAAAAAATGTTTCACTTGACCAGAACTAATCGGAATTTTATCCTACTACAAGAGCCTCTTGTAGGTAACGTAAAACTTTATGAAAGCTCCTCGATCCGCGGTCTGCTTGCGGACCATCGAGAAACACCTTCCCTCGCTATGAATGACTGGGACCACATTCAGCGCTTGTTGGTTCGCGAACCGCTTGACGCCTGATCGCTTGTGGGCTTGTTAGCTTGTGAGCTTGTGTCCTCCGGGCCCACCCGCCCACCTTCCTCGGCTCGCTTGCGGGCTTGTTCTCTTTTGGCTCTACGCCTATACTCTTCGTAATATTTTGGATGTTTGAATACGTGCATTAGTGTTCACCGTATGCAATGTTCTTAACGTCCTTGTCCCAGCAAGCTCTACAGCTGCCGCAAACGTTGCCCTGATCGGGTGCCGGGCAAGTCCTGCCGCTGGTAACTACTGTTGATGTATGCGGCCAGCTTTCAGGGGCTGCCTGGTCTACCATCGGCGCGCTTAATCTTATAATTAAGTTGTCCGGACAGCTGGCCAGGTGGTCCTTCACCCACGCCTCGCGCGTCGGCATCCAGTGCTTGACGTCAGGCGTGAGCTTACAAACTTCATAGATCTTGTTTAGATGGTCCAGGTTCTGTACATCGCCTGAATCGTGCCATCTAAAATATTTTACTTTTTTAGAATTAATTTGAACCGCCATAGCTGTGGCCCATAATGGGTGCTTGAGCGCTGCAAATCTTTTATATTGTGCGTCCTTTACATTTTGAAATCTATACCTGCCGCGCTCGTACGCGTAACAGTTGGCGCATACGCTGCCAGCTACAGATCTTAATTTGGTCCCAGTCTTGCATTCGTGGGCCGGTGTGCTGTACGCCCAGCCGGGCATCTTGCCAGGCTTCGACAGCGTGTGTGTTATTGCTTGAGCTTCTTTTATATTCATATGTTGTTATCCTTTCTTTGTTATAATATCCCATACTACAAGCTTGTCCGCTTGTCAACAATTTTTTTTGCTTGCTCGCTTGTGGCCTTCGGGC